ACATATACTAGTATAAATCATTTTAAAGCGAATTTTGGAAAATTTACCCCAAAATTGAAACTGGTTTTTAAGAAACTTTTCGGGAGCCCCAGTGGCTCGAAAACAGACTTTAATTGAGTTTTCATTTCTCCTTTAGAGTCTTACACGACCTCTCGTCGTAAGTGCAGTAATTATCTTTAACAATGCCTTAGGTACCCCCTTCTTTTTTATCGCTCCTTGCATTAACCTTGTTTCGTTATAAGGTCTTATGGAGGCCGGAACATTCTTTCTTGTTTTATTATATCCGCCACGCTTAGCTTTAGCTTTAACTCCCCCACCTGGTTTATTGTGGGAATATGTAAAAGTAGTAACCACAGGCGTATGAATTCCAGTTCTTTGTCCAAGCCTCCCTGCCAATGCTATTCTTGCCTTACCCATTATATTTTTAGACTGCTCGCCAGCACTTGTATAAGTTGTTATGTCAAATCCTTTTGTCCTTAATTTCCCCCAACCTTTTCCAGTTTTTGTTCTCCCTTTCTTAAATTCTGTTATTTGAGTATGCCCACCTATTCTATATTCTTTCCAAGCCTCTGTTCCACCACCTCTCGAATAATAGCTAGGAACACGCTTGACCATTAAATTACCATTAGTATTTTTATACAAAGACATCCCCTTTTGTGACTCTATATAAGTTCTTGCCTCTTTTACTTTATTCGCTTTTAAAAGATTTGTTATCTTTCTCATTCTAGGGTCGCCTGAATGAGCACCACTCCTCGCACTTTTAATGAAATCTTTTGAGCCAGATAAATTATATTCAGGCAAAGGCTTGGATACATCTAACCCCTTATTTATTAGAGCTTTCTTAACATACCTATCTCTTTGAGGAAACCCTCCCTCAATAAATCTACCACTATGTGGATGAGATATAGGTTGATTCAAACTTCTCTGAAGAATAGCAGCCGCATCCTGTCTTTTGGGAATCATATCTATTGTATTCAAATATTTTAGCCTTAATTTTTTAGGGACTCTCCTCCCCGAGCTTTTTATAATGGACATTTCTCTTTCCATCTCCAAAACAGACTGCTTAATAGCAGCTAATTCAACAGGTTCACCTGAACTAGGTAGAGTTTTTATCACCTGGAGAATCATTTTTCTTCTTTTCCCTTTAGCTCCCTGTAATAAATTATCGAGATACTGCATAGTTTTTGGGTCTTGTTTATATGTAGTAGGTACATTGCCGAATCCAAAAGTATCTATACCCCTGGCGACAGCCCTTTTTCCATATTTCCCTGCGCCATAAAGTCCAGAAGCTCCCGCAATACCCAATAAACCACGCTCTACATCTCTATCCATTATAGAATTCCCCTAGGATAACGCTGTTTCTTTTCCTTCTCTTTCTTGGACTGCCTAGCAAACTGTACATAAGGAAGACCACTAATTTTTTCCACGCCATACATAGGATTCTCAAGTACGCCACCTGGGCCTACAACATCTTTGATCATGCGACCGAAGGGAAACATGGTGTAAATATAATAGTTACTTAGCTTAGCATAGTCATCTGTAACAATACCTTTAAATAGCGGGGGTAGCATTCTTAGTGCCGGGGGAGTTACCATCTGCAAAGGTTGCAGAGGGTGGGGATAGGCACCAAAGAATGCTCGCTCCCGCTCTTTATCGTCGCCGAACATAAACTCGGCTGTGTCTTGGAACCAATTCCAAGGGGCTGGCAATGCCATTTCAAATAAGGAATACATAAACACTGAGGCTAAAGATAACATGAAGAGGTCAGCAGTTGCCAGCCGCTGGAATCTTTCAAATTCTGCGGTTCCCTCTCGCCATCCAAATCTGGATGCATCCCTGATAACCTGGTTACGAAAAGCTACTGCATTCCAAGACCATAACTGAAACCTGGTCCATACTTTACCAAGTGCAGTAGCGGCAAACATAGGGCGGTGAGGTGCAGAGTATAAGAACTGTGTTGCCTTTACCCCCCTCTTTGCCATTTGAATCAAGTAAGGATGATCGAACTGTCTAATTGCCACACCAAACTTTTCACGAGCCTGTAAATAGTGTGCCATAAAAGCATCCCTACGTAGGGTACGTTCTGGGCGTCGCATAAACCACGCGGCTTTGTCAAATATACTTTTGCTGAGTCCATGTTCTTCCGCAAGAGAATATAAACTTTTGTCATCCATCTCTGGGTCGTTATTAATTTTTTTTCTTGCCGCCCTAAAAAACTTATCCCACTTTGCTCCCTTTAATTCAGGACTGAGGCCGGCTTCATAAATCATAAATTCTTCATGAACACCTTGTTTACGCACAAATTCCTCTACATCTTCCATGCTCATCCACTCTGGGTTAACATTTGTTTTTAGATACGCAAAGTTCCTTGCATTCTTAAGATTACTGTACCCAGTAGAGATAAGAGTATGTACAGTACCACCATAAAAGTTAGCTATTGCACTCTTAGGATGTGCAAGCAACGAAGCCAGCTCATATTTAGCCTCAAGATTTCCCCAATGTGCCATCTGTTGAAAGTCAAAACCCTGTAGCTCCTCTGGCAGTTTCGCATCCTCTTTAACTCCCAACCACTTTCTCATTCTATTTAACTTACCAAGGACAGCACTATCACTAACCCATGCATAGGGAGTGCCCTTAAGTTTCATACTGGGATTATCAATAACATGCTGTGGTATCTTGCTCGGGAACCCCATAGCTTGTCTAGCATAAAGATTGTAGAAGTTACCCCACGCATTTGTTAAGTCAACATCCCCATGTTTCTTGAGGTGGCCACTACGAAACTCCATAATAGCTGACCGGGCACCTATTTGTGAGATCGATCTATAATAAGTATCAATAATATTTTTCATGTAACTTTCATAAGCCTCTACATTTGCCTTCCAACCAGGGAAATGTGCTTTCCTATGAAACTGACTTCGTGCTCTCTTGTTTGCCTGGAAAAAAGTTAAGGTAGAATCCTTCTTTTTCTTACCGGCTGCGATCTCAGAATAAGCCTTCTCTACTGCATCATATGCCTCCCCCATTTGATCTACAGGTATCCAATCACCAGTCATCTGATGGAAATGAATCACTGTTTCCCTAACTTGTTGTCCACGCTCCTCTTTAGTTAAGGTAGGGTCATTCATTATTTTTTGTATATACTTGTTACGTTCTTTCATGGCAATTTTCCTGTTGCCAAATATATGTGGATAATATTGCTTCGTAGGTAAGAACTGTGTAGGATCAAGAGTAAAGTTGGTTCTTATTTTTTCACTCTTACCAAGATCATTAGTAAGGCTCATTAAAACCCTCTTACTAATCTTCTGTATACCATCTACCCCGAGACCAAGATCAATCTTAGTCCCGTCCCTGGCAGCCGCCTCCATGTCTTTAATAAACTTATTTCTCAACTTATGTAAGCCCGCCATAGTGTTATTATCTAGCGAAAGATACTCTTGAATTCTCCCCTCATCACCTTTTAACCATCTCTTAGTAACCTCATTCTGTTTAGTAATAATTTCATTTATACTTTCAACGATTTCTTCGCCAGTCATTACCTTCGATTCCTTGCCAAGTATTACACGATATTTCTTGCCACGCAATGTTTTCCAATCCAACTCCTTTGCTGAATTTCTATACGCCTCCTCATAGGAACGATTCTCATCTCTTGGCTTGAGGTATCTTTGCCGTGTCTGCACTGCCATCTCATACAACGCATTACCATCTTCGACGCCTTCTAGATATGGAATGAGCCTATCCCGAAATATCTTTTTCTCTTCCTCGTATGCTTGTATAGACTGTTCCTGCGCTGCATGTGTGATATTCTCAAGCTTATCTATAGTTGAAGTAGGAACTTCTGCGCGGCCAGTAATCTCATTTCCAAACTTATCCTTGTATGGCCGCCTTACTTCCATGAGGTCCATCTCGTACCTTAATAAGTTGCGATGTATAGCCTCTGGGAACATATGATAAAACCAACCCGAAAGCTCTGGCCCCTTGTCCTTGCTTACTTTCTGGAACAAGCGCTGATACCACGTACCAGTACGAGTTTCTTTGAAGAACCTATTAAGATTACGAAAGTCTTCAAGATTCATTTCGTTTAGGTCCTTATTAAACAGTCCCCTAACAAGGCCGTTTAATTTCCTACCTACACTATTCTGATAAAACTCAAGATGATCTCTAATCTCTGCATACAACTCAGCTGGCTCACCTGACAATGGTTTATTCTTAAGCCCAACAAAGGGAGCATACTCGTCCAGGTATTGCTGAGTAGTCTCATCATAGTCTGACGCCTCAATAGCAGAACCCTTTATCCTCTTTCCATCCCTATCAAACAATGGCTGTGGTCGATCGGCCACCTCAGCTTCTTTTAAAACTCTATCCTGTGTCTTCTTATCGGGAACCCTAGCTGTCTTATTAAAAAGTCTTTCATAGTGTTCCATATACTTTCTAACACTATTTTCACTCACCGCATCAGAGGCAAGGCCAAGCCGGCTTGTAGAAGTATTATCAATATTTTTTTTGTAAGAGTCTAATATATTTATCATTCCATCAATGTTATCAACTTTCTGACCATTATATTCGCCGGTCTTTATCATCTGGTCTACTGCCTTCTCCATTTTTTCTACGGTCTTATGCCTACCCCTATTGATACTACCAAGTAAAAAAGCATCGAGCAAATCTTGCTCCTGTTTATTAAGAGACACTCGACGATCTTCAGGAACTTTTGGGTCACCGTATTTCTTCTTACGTATCATATAATTTATTCGAATCTGATCAGAAAGTGCGGAAACTCCTACCTCTCCAAAATATTCCTTCGCAAATCCTTCTGCTATCTGTCTTTCTTCTGGCGTTTTTAAAGCATCTTCCTCTGGAATTTTACTCCTATCTTTTGCCATAAGATATGATTCCTGTTTTAGTCTCTCTGCGAATTTGAATATATCATATATCTTTGCCGGGTCCATACCCTCTGCAATTTCAGCTAGCCTAACAACACTTGCCATGTCAGAAAGGTCATTAACAATAAAGTCTTCAGCCATTCTCACGACTGTCCGTAAGTCCTGCTCCCTTAACTCCAGGTCTTTTTCATTGTACTTAAAGTTATTTTCTGCCCTAGTCTTCGTTATTCTACTAAACTGCTTCCCACTAAGAATATTCTCTTTATAGTTTTCATTAGCAGGGTCTAATTGCTCTTTTAAAAATGTCTCATCCCAAAGTTTATGCTTTATTACCAAGTCTATATACTGACCTCTTGGAGAAGCAAGGGTACCCCTTCCCAATGCCTCTCTTAGCCACTCATACTGACCTAAGCTACTATGAAACTCATCATATAATTTTTTCAAACGATGGAATGGATTACCACCTTTTTCAGCTGCCTCAGAATCATAGATACGTTTAAATATATCATCAGACCAGTCTACACCCTTCAAGTCCACAGCAAGCTTAGCAAGGAATGTATTCTGACTCTCCTCAGGGATGCCATCGATTGGGTTAGTTGCATTATCTAGTTTCTCTCGTATTTCCTGGAACGTCCATCTCCTTTCTTCGCTACGATTTCTTCCATATAGCGCAGAGTTAATATCACCAAACTTACCAGCAAGGCCCATTCTTTTATGCTGCACTTGACGTCCCATTAGGTCGGAATTAAACTCCTTGCTAACTTTCCGATCCAATACATATCTTTTGCTCTTTCCACGCTGTGTATATACTTCCCAAGTAAATACACTATCAACCAAATTCTGATAAAATATATCTCTATTCTTTAATCCAGCTTCATCCATTGGATCACATGAAAAAGCTACTGCAGCACGTGCCAACCTACGGAAATTTGCTAATGCAGCCTCTCGTTCTTTTTTAGTATTACCCCGTGGGATCATTCTTATAATAGCCCTTGTACCCTTTCCAGTTGGTATCCACGGCTTTCTTAGCTCAAGCTCATATTCATAATACCCATTCTTAGATGCCCTGGCAGCAGAATAAGCTGCACTAATAGTCGCTCTGTTAACTACAGCAGGCCCGAGTAACTCTCTCCCTGATGACGCTGCCTCCGAAAAGAACCTGCGACGCTGTGGGCTATACTGAAGAACTTGTTCTCTTATTGCTTGCTTTAACTCTTCTGCATCTGACTTGCCAGTTGGAGTAGTAGTGAAGGTGGAACGGAATTCTGCTTTTACTTGATCAGTAGTCTCCCCACCGAATTCATTCTTTTGATTGGCATACATATCTTTCCAGCTTTTCTTAAATCCATATTTGCTATCTCCGAAAAATCCAAATGCTTTATCACCATCAAAATCAGCACCCGCAAGAGCTTCCACAGTTTTTGGGTGGACTAAGACTCCATAGCCTCGCACCCCAGTAAATCCTTTAAATTCTAGGACATGTGCACCACTCAGAGAATCCATTGGTATACGAACTATTGTCGTGCGTAAAAGTTCCTTTACCTGTGGACGAAGGTTGCCAAAGCTCTTAGAAGAACTATTATACTCATCCCAAATCTCTCCTAATGTCTTCTTTTTATTCCCCCACAACTCCTCACTACGTATAACCATATCCCTGTAGCCGTTGTCAAGGAAAAAGATATTCTCCCCTCCCTTTTTCTTTAATTGCATTGTATTCTTCTGATGTCTTAAACCCAAATCAAATGGTCTCATTCTAGCTGAGAAACTATTATGTACCCTAGGTCTAGTAAGGCGATGAACAACATAATTTCTCATCGTAGCCATTCGATAATCTCTAGCATACTTATGAAGAACAGACGCAACACTCTCTCCAGAATATCTCATCATTCTGTCGTGGACTAATGAGTGTTGTGATATTTCAACGTTAGGATTTTGTGACTCGGAATAAGACATTTCTCCCGCTGCAACCATCTCGCTTATAATGTTAGTATTAATTTTTTGTATAGAAGCATACGCAGCATTAGCAAATCCCTCTGCTCCAGGTTGCTTTATAGCATCTAATAGTGGACGTATACCAATGTTATCAATGTTCTTAATAAGCCCGGGGAGCATATCTTTGTTATCAGATGGTGACCTAAGATACTGTGCTAGTAGTTCATTATACTCGGCATCCCCATTGAACTCAGTATGAGAAAGAGTATTATACATATCATCTATTACTCTTTCGTCTATTCTCCTATAAGCAAAAGGAGTAAGATTAGACATCATCTGCTTTGGAACTCTTTGGACATCAGTGCTATGTGAATCTATTTTGTCAGAGAAGACACCCTTAAAAGATTCTATGGGAAGATTCTCTACTGTACCTATAAGCGTAGGTTTCCCATTAACCCACTTAAGTGTCCCGAGATTCCTATCCCCATACTGCTTGGCTGATGCCTCAGGTATTAAGAAATGTATGTGTTTCTTTTTCATAAACTTCTGTAGAGGCTCCGAAGCAGTGTGTACCATATACTTGCCTAGAATAGCACCCTTATTAGTTGGTGCGGCACCGTCCAGACTACTTACTATAAAAGATTTATGAGCACCTCCCTCAGATGGCATTCCCCAATCAGCATTCTGTGCATCAATGGCATCACTCCTACCATAAATAGCACCATCTCCCCATCGTAACTCTGCATCATCCTTTATTAAGGCTACATTCCATCCGCCTTGGTCGCTTAAATCATCTATTACCTTATTATTTTCCCCTTTAAAACTTCGTATAAATTCTGGGTTAGAAGAAAACCCACTTGTAAACCATATTTGTTGGCGCTTATTAAAGGCCTTAGCAGAATTAATAAAGCCATCCTTTAATACTGTTTTCAAATTATTAAAATCAGTTGAGTACCCATTTAATTCCAGTTCATACAATACATTAGAGATATATGCCCTCTTAAACATATCACTTGCTTCACCTGTTGTTAAAATCCACTCCTTCTGCCCAGTTCCTCCTGCACCCAGGGCTTCATTCCATTCATACATATCTTCTTCAAATGCTTTTTCAAAAGCGAATTGAGTTATTCCATGCTGCTCAAATATTTTACGTATTTCAGATATCTGTTCATCCAAGGATGTAACCTTACGACGAGGTATGGTCCTAGCCCGAACAGGCTTAACCTGATATAGATTTTTAAAACCAATACCTTTCATCCATCTTTTTGTTTCAGGACGAGCAGTAGCTTCCATATTTGCCCAGTCTTCAAAGCCCTCTAGTCGAGCAAACTCATCTTTAATACCTGCGTCTGAATCTGCAAGGCCTTCTTCGTACATATGTCTAATCATTTCTTTAACAGTAAAAGATTCCCGACCTTCAGCTTCTATCAAGTTATTCTTAACATGTTTCAGCTCAACTTGTTCACCATTAGGCATTTTATATATACCATCACCTTTATAAAACTTATGATGATAACTGTTACTACGAGAAGTAAGCAGTTTAGTACCTTCGCTAATAGATTGCATATGGTCAGGTTGCATTTGGATAGTACCAATAGGTTTTTTATCTCCACCCTCAGCCGGCCCAACCTTGGAGTAAGCTTCATGCAAGGCTTTTATAAATCTACTATTTAGCCCTCTGCCCGTCCATCTACTTTTTCTGTCATATGTTGCGCTTATCATATGCTTTGATTTTTTTATGAAATCCCTTCCACCCCTTATAGTAATCTCTGAAACAAGCTCGGGATACTGATCCAATTTTTCTGTTATAACCTCAACCATTAATTTATAATCTTGTGAAATCTTACCTGTTTTGTGAGCCTGATATGCCCCCTCAGCATCTTCATAGGTATTTCCACGAAATTTAATTGGGTATGCCTTAGGGAGATTGCCCTTCTGCCTGGCTAATTCTGTGGGGTTTGTAAGTGCTGCAATTATTCCCTTGTTATTTGAAGTTATATTCTCTCCCCTTATATCTCTACCCTTAGCCACTGTCTGTAGCTCCACTCCCGCAGTTTCAGGATGGTACTTTACAAAGTACTGCCTACCAGCATCACCCTTACCACCATAATAAAAATACCCCCTCTCATCCATTGCTTTAAAATTATTTGCATGGTAATCCTGGAACTTCCGTAGCGCAAGGCCTTTAACAAGAGTATAATAATCTTCTGTTCCTTTTTCTGATATTAACTGATCTTGAGCCTCTCGATAAAAATGGTCTGCCAACACAATAAGCTCAAGCTCTACATTACCTCTATTGGGTATCGTCACAACTGCATGGTCTAAGATCATATACGCACGGTCAGAAGATTCCTCACCATTTCTTATCGTGGCATCAGCATGCACCTCATCAATAAGCTTTGGCTCTTCTCTAAGTGACTTCCTATTCCCAGCAGCATTTAAGTGATTTCTTTCGCCTTCCTTATCCCTCTTACCAAGTTCATATAATTCTCCATTAAATGTAGTAAGCATAGGGACGTGCCGACTCTTTAGCATCCTCTCTCCAGATTGTCTCCAGAAATTTTTACCAGTTTGATCTACATCTGCCCCGTAAGTAGACCGCAGCCACCCTATCATTTCATCGCTGGGATTAGGAGTACCCTCTTTCCTGGCAGTCTTAACCATGCTAAGCCACTGGTTCTCTATATCAAAACTAAGAAGTGCCCTAGCCTTCTCTGTATCTGGCTCAACGTCTGGCTTGTTCCATACCTGCTCTAGGTTCCTTTTCACCCAGTTCTCTGTTCTCTTACTGAAGAACATGCCTTTTTCAATGGCAGCACCTATATCTGTGTTGTCGAGCGAGTAATCTAGAGTAGATTCCTCTCCCCTGTTTTCTTCAACAGCACTTATGACAGCAGCATTTTCTCTCCCCTCTACCAGCTTTGCTGAAAGCGGAGATATTTCTTCTCCCTCACTAGTATACTTAGCCCTATTAGCTATATACTCCTCAGCCAATTTCTGTGCTTCTACAACATCTAACTCACCTGTTTGGGCAAGCCTAAATGCAAGCGCATTTGCACCTATCTTATCAAAGGTTCTATCAGCCTCTTCCTTAGTCCACTTCTGTGTCGTCTCATCCAGCTCTTCCCATCCCTTAACTTCTTCTGGATAAATCTTACCCTTTTTATGCATCTTAGCAAGATGCTGCAAGCCAGACCTTTTATGATATGGCATCTCTTTTACGCCAAAGTAAGCACCAAGTAAGTACTGATACACTTGTTCGGGGGTTGTGTCACCACGCATAGAAGAAGGAAGACCAGTATAAGCTGAGGAAGCAAGGCCTCTGAGTATCTTATCACCCATCAGATCACCGGTCTGAATAAGGTTTCCAATTCCACGGAATACTGCGCCAGTTTCAGCGCCATGTATAAATGACTTAATCATCTCATCTACACCGCCTTGCCAACTACTTACAGCACTAGCTACCCCAAGATGAAATCCACCCGTTACAATATCCTTGACTACCTTAGTATTTAAAAATCCCACAGCAGTGCTAGTAGCCTCAGCACGTGCACCAATAGCAGTTTTAGTCATAATACGACCAGCTATTTTCTCTGCTTTTTTAGTAGCTGCGCCAGCAATTCGCATGGGTATAGAGAACTTCCCCTGTTGTTTCTTTAGTCCCATGGCTAACTTACTTAATTTGGCAAGTTTCATGGGGATAGGTACAAAACCTACGAACCCAGCAAGATGGCCCACATTGCGTGCAATACCCTCCCATGTACCTTTCGGGGGGTCACCAACGTTAAATGTAGAAAAGCCGGATACAAACCCAGAACCAAGCTGGCCTATCATCCCCTTTATACTACCATCATTATCTACCTCACTCAGGGCGAAAGGAATCTTATAAAAATTAGCATGCTTCTCTAAAAGGGCTAAGTCCTCCTTGGAGAGTTGTTCTTCTCCCTTTTTATATATATTAATATAGTTTCTTACAGTTTCTTCGTCAAGAGTAGGATTAAATGCTGGTTGACTCTGACTAAGTGCTGTTTCAAGTGCAGTAAGGGCCACATATTTCTCCTATTTTGTCAATCTTTTCCATTCTTTATAAAGACCTATTATTTCTACTACCCCATATCCTGCCGCAAATACAGCGCCAACAAGTTCACCGATAGGAAGCGGGCCATCAATCACTGCTCCTACTCCTATCCTGGCAGCAGCTTTAGCACCCAGACCAGGAAGTCTCTTCTTAAGGAATCTCGCGAAGCTTTGTTTAACCATAGTTCCTGAGCCTTTAACACCCCGTTCAAGCGCTGGTCTTATAGCTGGGATAATGGCTTTTTTAAGCATATAAGCGGCGCCAAGGCCCCGACCTGCTAGTGCTCCTTCTTCTGAATGTAAGCCACCCATGGCACTACCTATGGACGGTGCAAAGTATGGAAGCATACCGGGAGCTGTTTTTGCTAATTTCTTTGTCCATTTACCATAAGGCTCAGAAAGTTTTTTTGCATTTTTAAGTGCGGTTTCTGCCCTTTCAATACTCTTTAACCCAGTCCTCTCGGGGTTAGCTGAAATACGTTGCCCCCTGCTTCTCATCCACTTGTTATACGTTTCTGTGCCTTTCTCAAATGGTTTCCCAGTTAACTCGTTAATAGGCCTAGTTGTTAAATAATCTAGACCTTTTTGCGCTGTTGCAACATTGGCCTCTAATAACTTTGCTTGCGATAAAACACTTCTCATTTTATAGCTCATACCACCAGTAACCCCCGCAGCAGTGGCAGTCTTTAGGGGATTTTCCTCCACCCAATCTTGTGCCCCCTCCCAAGTGGTTCGATAATTTGGATCATATCCCGCCCCAGTTGCTTTATCCATAAACGCTGCCTTAATTTCATTGATTCCAGAATCCGCTGGACCTTTCAAACCTCGGAACCACTTTCTAAAGTGTGGATTATCACGTAACATAAGATTAAACTCTTTATCAGATAAACGTCTTACTTCTTTTTCATCCATTAAATTTGCAAGAATTTCAGAAGCTTCCTCTGCTCGATTCTTATCCCACATTTGAGAAAAAACAGTTGAGGAAGCTAACTTATTTTTTTGTTGGCCAGTCAGCATATCCTTTGCTGCATATTTTGCATATTCTTCTTTATATTTACCCGGATTAAAGTTAAGTACTCTCTCGCCTTGCGGACCAAGTGGGTCATCTAATTTGCCTCCCCCAGCAATGTGGTCTAACAACCCAGACATCTGCCGATAGTCTTTTCCCTCGGTTAGTATATTACTTTGTCGCGTATCTGCTTCAAGTAAAAGACTATTATTTTTCCGCTCTTGTAACTTATCCTGTACATTAAGTCTTTCCATCTGACGAAGAAGCGTTTTGACTTCACCCTCATCTTTTTCCTTTTGCGCATCAAATACACTATAATTCGGTTGCCCGCCACCACCGCCGGGACTAAAACTTTGTCCAAATGCCATCTTAACTTCCTCCTTTTTTCCTACTTCCAATCATATTTATAATCTTGCTTATGATACCACTTTGTACCTCTTTTCCCCCTCGTAGCTTTCCGCATCAACCAAGCCTTCATTTTTTGGTCCCACTTGCCCTGCGGATTTGCTTCCACATCCTTATATTTATTTGTTGGATCAAGTATGCGATATTGCCCTCCCAAATCCTTGAACTCTTTCTGATCTTCCTGCCAATATTCTTTGGTTAAATGAGCATTCTGACTCTTTTCAAGGTTTTCAAGGTCTATCTCATCCTGTCGCAATAAATCTTTTTGCAGCCCCATTGCATCATTTTTCCTCTTCTCTTCTAATGCCGCAGTACGTGCTGCTTCCCCTTTTTCACGATTATCTGTAATAAATCTTCCATACTTTTCCCTTATTTTATCATGTAATGGTTGCTCCGCCGCAACAGCTAATGCAGATGTTTGCTCAGGTTCTTGTCCCATAGAGGGGGGCGCGTATAAAGATTTTTCATACTCTCTTGTTGGATATGATTTATAGTGGGATTTTAAATCGTAATTTTGCTCAGTACCTCTGGGAGCGTAATCTATCCCCTCCTGCATGACTTCCTTTGGGGGATTCCGCGGGTCGAATCCGCCCCACTTGGTCTTTAGCGCCTCAGTCTCCGCCTTTTCTTTCCGAGCCAACTGATCGGCCTTTATATCTATCTTACTCTGGCGGTCTACTAACATATCTTTGAACCGCTGTGAACCAGCTTTGGTTCCTTCTTCTTCAGCCTTTTTCCGGTCCTGAGCAAGGTCATATTCTTCCCGATTTTTCACCTCTTTCTGCCGTTTGTTTTCCTCCACCCAATCCATTAATGAGTTGCCTGCTTTTTTACCTCCTCCCACAATCGCTGCTATACCTTTCCCTGCCGCATTAGCACCCATGCCACCTAATAACTCCCACTGACGCTTAGTTACTCCCATATATTCGGGTTCCTCAGACTTTAAAATATCATCCTCATCAAGCTCCTCCGATTTAAACTCTTGCGAAGTTGGTTCACTCCCTGGATCAACAGCAAAATTACCGGCAAACCCTTCTCTCTTCTTCTTTTCCTCATCTTCATTATCTGCCTGCAGCGCATGGTCGTCATAATTTCCCTGCTTTATTTTATAAATGTGATGATAATTCGCTTGTTCATCCGGAGTATAACTCAGCTGCGTGTCATATTCTTCCGGATCAATAGAAGCCATATGCGTTTTTATCTCTTCTAACGAGGGGTATTTTTCATGCTCTTGATAGTATTGGTGCATCCAGTTCGCTCTTGTTATGTCTTTAGGTTCTGTGATATCTGCCATTTTATAGTCTCCATTTCCACGGTGCAAGCATATTCTTTGCTTTCTTGCCAAACATTCCCGTTGTTGCCTTATTTAATCCTTTGCGGTACCCCGGCATAAGCTTATCTATTGCTTCCCCACCGAATTTAACAGCGCCAGCGCCAAGTGCGAGTGGACCTAATGCAGCCATTGCTCCACCAGCTGCACCACCTAAACCACCAGCACCAAACAATCCACCAAGTCCTGTACTAGCCCCACCTATACCGCCTAGGATTCCACCAGCTCCACCAGCTGCGCCACTACCAATTCCAAGCCAATTACCAACGCCACTTGCTATTTGCGGCCCAAACTGCTTCAATCCCATCCCTAACAAATCATTTGCCGAACCACCTCCCTGTGGTTGTTGGGGATAGCCAGGTTGTCCTCCCCCCCCTGCCTGTTGTGTTAATAATTGTTGCAGCAATGCGTTCATCGGATCTACACCCCCACTAGGTGCTGGTGGTGTGTTCATATTGTTGGTCTGATAACCAAGGTCAGTTGACATAGGATTATTACTCCCGCCATAAGAACTAGTAGCAGGATCATATTGAGTGTCGTATCCCACTACACACTTCCCCCGAACTGATTACCAAGGAAATTTAATCCACCACGCAGAAGACCACTATACATAGCATTGGACCCCGCAGCTTGTTGCGCCCGATGATAGTTACTCTGATTCTGATTATATTGCTTTAGATTCGCCACGGCAGTATTAATCCCACCCCGGATATCTGCTGTTCCCTGTAATCCTTTTAATCCAGCTTCAACTCCATAGCGAGTTAGATCAGTTTCACCTTTATTCATTTGCTCTGTCATTTGACTAAGATTTTTCCTATTAAGGATATCCCCTAATCCCCCCACACCACGTTGAGCAAGTTGCGTATTCATTTGATTCGAAGCCTGTGCGGAAGCATCATGAAGCCCCCCTCGCATTTTTTGCCGCGCTGCATCCATTATTGGCCCACCACCATATGCCATCTTTCCAATATCTTCATATGTCCCAAGAGTCGGCTCCATCCCCTTCATCAAGTTTTCCCTTAGGTCTTCGGGAGAAGTTTGTTTGGCTTTACCCTGTTTCGACTGCATATAACTCCCAAAAATATTAAGTGCGGGGTCTAACCAATTCCCTTTCGCGTCGGCATCAAGTCCTTGCTGCCCTTGTAATTGGTTGGCACCCCACTGGCCAGCACCTGCAACGCCTCCAAGCAATCCATTGAAAAACCTCCCTGCCCGGGAAGGACCACTAGCCGTATTATTAGTTGGCTGGTAAGAAGGGTCATTCATTGCTCTTTGAATAAAATTGGTCGGGTCCTGGGTGGTCCATGTTGGGAAGCCAAATGGTCCGAGCCCCCCTTGGGGTTGACTGGGTTGCATATGAGGAGGCGTATAAGCTGACTGCAAGTGAGGTGAGAGCTGCTGTTCTGAGCCATATTGATTAAATAAGTTCTGAGCATTCGGGGTATAGGGATTGCCGGAATCGTGGAACACACCAAAAAGTGGGTCGCTGTTGCGGTCAAGCGCGCTGTGGTGGGTACATAGCGCCATCTCACCATCATACTCATATCCTTCAGATGAAGTTTCCCTGTATTCTTGTGCTTTATCATCCCATTCAAAAACTACTTTTGTATTTATATGCATTATTCTATTCCTCTCTAGTATCCTATTGCTATAAAATAGACTATCTCATTACTATATTCATCAAGTCTATTAAATGTGAAACCAGTGCTGCTCTTAGCATCTGTTTTACCGCCCACATCATATGTTACTACTAATGTACCGTTATTGAAATTGATCGCACCAACACCAGCAACACCAGTATATGTAAATGACTGCGCACTATCGGAAGTGCTTGGGAAATAACCCCACTGTATAGTAAAGCCATTTCCAAATTTAACGTACCCCTTGACACCCAAACTACTTTCAGTTATTCCGTCGCCAGTTCCACTACTAGACGACCCCTTATTTTTCTTGTCCCTAAAAGACAATTCATCCGACTCTACCCAGCCATCCTCTGTTTTAGCCATGACTGCATACTTACCAAGACCTGCCCTACCAATTTTAATATCCCCCACTTCCCCTTCAGTAGAACTTCCCTCTCTATGGGTTTGTCCCTGTCCAGTACCAACTGCATTGGCAATGGCATTAAGGTCATCATATATCTGGCTAACAGCCTTAGACGTCTCTGGGTCGCTAACTCTTGGTGGTCTTTTAGTTTCCATTATTTGACTGATAGCCTCCTGTATACAATACCAAGTGAATCAACTTCCCCAACTTGGCTTGTGGCTTTAATTTTTATACTTTTTGATTTTTTATGTGCAGTTTGTAATTTTTCATCAGTTAAAGTTTGGGTCGGTATTGAATCATTTACACCATAAGTAATAGCAGCTGTTCCAATTTTCTTTATTTTATAAAATCTTTTATCTTGAGTATCTGCACCCAGAGTAATTTCTTTAGTCTGGTATTCCCACGTTCTCCACCCGGAACCAGCAAGATAATGTACAATAGAATTATCTGTCGCAACGTATACCTCACCATTTGGCCCCGCAATTACACACTGCGGTACATATGTATCATGAAATTCCCATAAATCCCATCGTTTTCGTGCCAAGTTATAAGCCCACACAAAGTAACCATCCACGCCTGTAGGCTTAAAGAAGACTAAGAAACTACCACGTTTAGGCTCAAAACCAACAATAGGAACAAATGAAGTATCCCTATTTTGCCAAGCATAATTATCATCTCCCCTCGCAATAGAATCGCCTATTGGCGCCGCATTCGTACCATTGTGTAAATAAATATTTGTATCGTCACAAAAAAACATTCCAAACTCTGTTGTTATAACAGCTTTAGGGCCTATACATCCGACTCCTTCAAACATATCTTCTATATAAAACCCAGATGGATTAATTCTATATGTATTATTCTCATCAAATGCATATATTCTACCAGAGAATGAAGCAAGAGCAGTAGGAACTCTCGGGAGCTTAAGCAAATCTTCTGTCCAATCAAATATATCATAATTATGAACTTTAGATTTGAATAGGTACTGATCTGCATTGTCTATCTCTTCCAGGTTCCCCCGACCTATTATTAATGTAGAATTTATTTCAGTTGATAAACCATAGTTTATAGATGTTGATGGTACAACTTCAGATATACCAGTTCTTGCATCATATGCAACAGTTGCAGGCCCAATATCTTCCACCGTGTATTCTGCAACATCAGTACTACTATTAATATCCCACCCCCCATCACTTAGTGGAATAGACTTTACAAGCCTAAAAAATCCTTCTGGCTCGCTCTTAGATAAGTCTGTATTATCAGCACGATAAAGATTTATATGCGTAATTCGCTTATTAAGGCTTGATATACTACTATGTGTTAATTTCACATCAATGTTTGGCGCACCATCAACTGCACCTGATGTCGGAGAAAGAAAACTAACAAGCGGAGACTCCTGATAACCATCATAAGTATAACTTACCTTCCAAAAATACTTTGCCCTAGCCTGAACTATAGTTTTTCCATCATCATGGGCGGCTGCCGTGGTGCCAAATCTACCACGTTTACACCCAGTAAGTGTACTGTCCTCAATATTTTTGCCGGTATATGTAACCAACTCTTTATCACCAGTAGGGTCTATGATAACTGTGCCGCTATAAGCAAAAATACTTATATCATCTATTCCAATAGTATCATCACCAGAAGTTATACCACCACTATCATCTAATATTGACGCATCATCACCTCGTTTATCAGCGTTATCATTATTTCTGGTAAATGTCAATACTAATGGAGTTGACGAAGAAAAATCTTCTACATAAGAACTCCAAGCACTTCCGCTTAAAGTAAATGTTATATGATCTATTGCAGGATAGTCCTCTCTTTTTATGGCATAAAGAAGATCACTTACTCCAGCATTTTCCGTAGTAGCACCAAGTACAAGTGAAGATACAGCAGTAGTTGTTTCTGTACCAGTTTCAAGGGAGTTAGTGTAAGCCTTGGAAGTAATAGTTGAGAAGTCAACTGAACTTGTTAAATATCTAACTATCTTTTTTGTGTTATCACACACGTATAATGCATTAGTATTAGAACTATATAACATACTAGGATTATCACCAAGGGGGAACAGAACTGGGTATAAATGTGCCGTATTACTGGCATAGTTACCAGCTACATGTGCTTCTGTCACAGCATTAATAATCTTTGGGTCTTCACCAAAATGAGTCCACTTGTCACCAGCACTTATATAAAAAACATTCGTATGTACGGTGTATAACTCCTCACCATAATCGCCATCTATGCCAGCAGTATGTGGCTTATAACGACAAAGCCAACCAACAACGGCAGCCCCTTCAGTATTAATAAGGCTCCGCTTATATGTTCTAGTATACTCCACATCTACTGGAAGAGCCGATGTTTGACCATTATCTACATCCGTTGAAGTGGAATGAAACTCTAAGTCCATCCAACCTTCTGTTGCCTTACCATTACCATCTGTAGCACCCTTAAGAATGCCAGGAGACCTATTTGTTAATGCCAAGTCTGCATCATCATTATCCGGTATAGGAGAATTCCAAAGAACAATTTCCTTAGAAATAACATCAGGAGAATAAGCTGCATACCATACTTTAGCATTCGTTGTTATAATGTCGCTAAATATAACATTATCAACATCGTCAAAATCAATTCCAGTAAGATTGTGCCTATACAAGATAGCCATTGTTGCAGAAGTTACTTCATATAAAGAATAATTATCAGTCTCTTCGGAGTCACAATTAAGTACATATAAACCAGAGGCTGCATATGTTATACCACATATTTCTTTATAATCTGTTCTGTTTATCGTAACTGTATATGGATCAGCAATCAAGACTCTATAAAGTTCATTTCCACGATATCTTGCACCCCATAAATATGTTCCGTCACTAACAAGATAATCAAGAAATGCAAGACTAGAAATACCAGCAACAGCTCCATCTGTTACATGAAAATCTTCAAATTTTTCTCCCCACTGAGTATTTTTAATATATCCAGCCCATGTAGTTGGAAGGGCTCCATGACCGATATGAGCTTCCTTATTGTGCACTGTCATTGCACTCTCTAATGACGTTGCCCTGTTGTAATCTGAAGTTATTCCATCAGGACTTGTTATTTGATCGATCCGATTAATCTTGCCATCCCCAACTGCAACAAGGTTATGAATACCTTCTTTAGAAAGTAATACACCATCTTTGGTATTGCTTAGAGACATAGGTTCCGATGTCCAAGACCATGATTCACCGTCGCTATTCCCATTAGTGGAAGCAAATGCTATTGTTAAACCATAGCTAAGTGAAATAGGAGAGTTTGAGCAACTTACTCCAGTAGCATTATAAGATGACTGTACATCACGCCACTTAAAAGTATCTGGGGTTCCCTCGGCATCTATCTCAACATAAAAGGTCACTGGGGAACTCCCAGTAAATGTTCCACTAACAGTTAACCCGCCTCCCGATATAGACATTATCCCTCACTCCCGCCAAGATGAGTTATACTGCCAACAATGCCAGTAAGTTCGGTGGCAGATTCCCATTCACTTAAAAGGTATAAATCAGTAGGTATGCTCTTTAGCTTACCATCTTCCGTTACACTATCAAGATTTAAACTATAACTAGCTGCATCTTCCTTTATATCACGCTCTGATGGCGTAATAATTGTACCAGACATGAATGACTTTATTTCAAACAATTCCTTTGCCATAGAACCTCCATTCTAACCTTTTATTAAGTCTCCCCAAAGAGACGTTTTGCCATTAATTATTTGGACTATATGAACTGTAAATAATCCTCTATCAAAATAATCAACGACGGCAAAAGCATGAGCCCAATTATGCTTACGATTAAGTAACCATGCATTAGAAGAGTCATCCATCTTCTTTAAACATCCAATCGCCCATGCGCTTTTTGCACCATCTAAGTGCGTTATACTGTGCTGCTGCAAATCGTGATGATGTGCATACATTATATTCACCCCAAGCTTCAATAAATGATTTCTTGAGTGATGTATTCCAGCAAAGTGATGACCGTGATAATACCATAGTTTTCCTATTTTAAGATACTTTCCAGCTGGATAATAGACAAAGCCCCGCTCATCCATCTTAAGTGCTTTCTTGCACGATAAGTCAGATAAGTACGGATTCTCACTAACAAAGCTATCAAGCCACATCTCGTGGTTGCCTTGTGTGAAATACTTTTCTTTGCAGTTAACTTTATCCAGTGCTTCATCTATTTCATCCAATCCCTTGTTTACCGCTTCTATATCCTTGTAGACAAATGGAAGCTGGTATTCAAGGGGTGGTCTCTTTTTTTTCTTCCATTGCCAATGACTAACAGACTCGAATTCACCAGTATCTCCGAGATCAATGTAAAAGTCTGGCTTTACTATTTCTATGGCCTGTGTCAAACAACGTATTGCCCTTTTATCGGCAAGGGGAAAATGCTTATCAGGAGTTATAATTCCCCGTTTAACGACTCCCGCGTTTTCATTATGCATAGTACTCCTCTGGACCATCGAAGTCAAAGTAAAGGTCCTTTGTTTTGTCTAGGTGTCTGAGAGTTGTTTTCCGAGCAAACCTGAGCAATCTTCTTTCACATTTCCTGCATTCCCACAAAAGTGTTCCATCATAAGCACCTAATACTTCAATACCTATAATATCTTCCCCTCCACAATAAGGACACACCTCAGGTCGTTCAGGAAATGATTTCGTACCTATCACCCTAAGTTTCTCAAGCGTTACTAATTCCATATTTGCTTCCTCTCAGTATTATACGCTAATTTACAACCTTTTTTGACGATTCGCAAGCAATTAATAATCAACTGGTCTAATTGTATGCGTAACACCACTTAATCCTCGATTAGCGTATTTCTTTCCTTCCTTTACCATGCTTTCAAAAATAGACATCCAGTATTGTGCTACTGTCATAAATTGTGGATTTTCACTCATTTTTCTCTCATACCCTTTTTGGACTGCTTTCGCTACTACAGCATCGCAAAATTCTTCTGGTATTAATGGGTTATCATCAATACCTGTTTCTCCACTACTTCCACTCCCACTTACAAACTTGTTATCTGTTCTTACAACAAAAAGAGTGATAGCTTTCCCTGCAGGTGGACCAGAAAACCTAGAATCAATCCCAGCACTTGCGTCTAATTTTGAAATAGCTATTTTATCAGCAGGCGGATCACCTATCTTACCAAGCCAATAAACATATTCTTGTTGGTCTACATATATTGCCATTATACTAAATCCCTTTCATCCGGTGTTCCCAGAAGTTTTTTTATGCTAAATCCGTCATAATCAACAGATAATACTTCCAATATATTGGCTGGAAGCGTATACCAGCGTTTATTAGCAATTGTAGTAATAGACGTATCAGTTCCTTTCAGAATCCTTGTTTTTCTGCAAAACTCTTGAATAGCCTGATTCAACCATATTCGTATCTGTGTTTCACTAACATCTGGATGATGCTGTTGCACCATTTCTATCATATGGCGCTGTGTTATCCCAGAAGCAAAAGCCATAACGCTCCTCCTTTATTTGCGGCCGTTCTTTTTACGGCCTTGTTTTTTATCTAAGTTCATCTTGCGACGAGTATCCGGCTTTTCTCCATGCCAACGACTACCAACATCAACAGTTGTCATTATCTTCGGTTTCTCACTCATAGTAAACTACTATCAAATCACTTGAACCACTGGCATCCAAGAACAATTCTACAGAAAACGGAATTGGCTTAGAAAAGAATACTGTCTCAGCCGTAAGAATATATCCAACTGCAGCTCCCGAATTATTGGCGCTGTTATGTAATGTACCAGAACCTGTTTTACAAGACCAACCCCATAATAATCCTGGATTAGCCTTTATTTTACCATCAGCAGTCATTGCTTTAGATAGCACCCCCACTGGTCTCAAGGGAACGGTTTTTGTTATTGCTGCCATAGTATCTCCTTTATTTTAAACATTTAGTGATTTAGGGAGGTATCGAGCCTCCCTAAACCGTAATCTATATATGACGCTATTACCTCGTCAATTTAAGATTTATGATGGGTCAGCCCCTATACCTGAAATGGTAGTTGTATCCTGACTAGCAGAATTACCTCGAACATATACTGTAACAATGCCACCACCTGAGACATCTTCCACCTTCAGTATATGAGAACCAGCAGGGACAGTACATTCTTCTTCAACTGCAGTAGTTGCAATCAACTCATAAGTATATGAACTAGCTGCAACACCCGCACCTATACCTACATCATCAGCATTACTTGCAGTAGACACTTTCACATCTTGAACTGGAGATACTATACATCCAGCACCAGAAAGTACAATGGTATCAGACGCTCCATTGCCTAAGTTCTGAGTATACTTGGTAAAACTACCGGCTTTTGATTTTGTCCAAGCCATTAGTTACCTCCTAACTGAACTTCAGGATAGCGTGAGTTTCAGGAAGACTGATTTCAAGACCAGCTTCGGTCAAGATCATATCTTTCCGGCCATCTACGTTATTATTCTGAACATTCGTGATAATGTGTGTATCACGAGATACACCATTACCAACCAACGGCCGATAAGCTACATTTGACATGTCAACTGCCATCGCATAATCTTCCCACATTCCGCGAAGAAGTGGATCAGCTACGAAGTGCAGTTTCCCGAAAATAGTATCAACTATTGTAACATCATGCCCAAACTTACCTGGGATGCTAGTCACATCTAGTCTATACTGGGAAGCACCAACTGTGTTATTCATGAAACTACCTGAACCCATTTTGTTCAAGTAAGAAAGAATCTTTCTTGAACATAGAACAAGTTTGTTTCCTGAATTCCCGCTTTCAGGTGCGAAGAAATCTTCCATCGCATCCAGAAACGCGTCATACCCAGAACTAGCATAAGTAAAATTATAAATCTTACCATACTGCTCTGTGTAAGGTAGAATACCCCATGTATATCGGATAGGACCATCAGTTGATGATGTTTCATCAGCATCTGCGGAACCAATACCCATTAGAAAAGCCTCTTCAAGGTCCATCTTGTGTTCCATAAGCTTTTCCTGCCATACACGTTTGTATTCATTAGCCTTGCCACGGTACTTTGTAGCTAGCGCTGTACCAGAATAAAGAGGAATTGCTGTCTTAAAAATCTGGACATATCCTTCTCTATCGTACAGTTTATCTGCCCAGCCTTCAGGGTCATCAGACCCCTCAGCCCAGGCACTTCCAATCACTTGACCTTTAGCGTTTGCTTCAAACTCATATGTTCCAGCTGCTAAAGCCGAAACAACGAGATTCGCCTCACCTGAAGATGTTAGGTCGACAGATGTTATTTTAAAACGTAACACACCATCGTCCTTACTCTGTATAGCAATTACTTGCCCTGGGACAAAAAATAACGGCTGTTGACCAGCTGCTACTCTACCATACTTGTCGTATCCACAATCAACAGCTATACTCATAGCACCTCCAAGTGCGTACGTAGCGTCTGAGACGGCGTCTACTACATCAAAATTCCGTCGCTGCCATTGATGACGCTGTTCAAGAAACTTGAAAACAGGATCATCCGTTGACTTCTTCGAAACCTTGGATAGGTAAGTGAAGAAAGGAGACTGCTGTGGTGCAAGCTCAGCTATTCTTTCACCGAAATTAAATAATCGGCGACTGTCGTTTATACTTACTGATGACTGTATTCCTAAGCCAGCAGAAGTACTATATTGATTAGCCATAGTTAAACCTCCTTAACTATTTATTTTACCACGGATTTTGCTTATCAAAATCACCAATAAGCTCATCCATTATCCGGTCTTCAGCAGTTTTATCAGTCTGCCGATTTACCCCGGATACTACTCCCATCGGACTAGGAATTTGTTGCGCCCTACGAGTCTGCTGAAAAGCAGGACTCGGTTTAGGAGCATTAGTCCCAGTCCCTCTATCAAGGGAGTACAATTTCCAAAGATTATCCACAGTCAGTGAATCTGGAGAAGACATTACTTGAATAAACTCATCTATGGCAGCATCATCAGCATTATATTGCTTACGCACGTGCTGGCGAATATCATCCACCTGCTCTTGCTGTCTAGCATATTGCTGTAAAGCTTCTCTTTCGCGATTACGCTCTTCAGTGAGCTGGCCACGTTCAAAAACAGCCATTTCTCGATCATACTCGCTCCTAAGATTACCATATTCATCCATATTATCTCTCCATTCTTCAACAGCGTCAAGGTATATTCCAGACTCCGAATTAGGGTCTTCATAAGCTTCTACTCTGTTGTAGCGCACTGGTTTCTGCGGCTTTTCCGGCGGAGGTGGGAATTCAAAAGATTCCTCTTCTTGCGGTATCCCCTGTTCGAGGGTCGCAGGTTGTTGAATAAGCGTATTAACCTGTCCTTGAAGCATTTGATTAGTTTGCTTCATTTGGGCAAGTTCATTACCGCGCTTATCAGCCTCGGATTGCCAGTATTGATATCGAACTTGTTCATTATCAAGTGGCGGCTCTTGGCTTTGAGGTGCTTCTGGTTGTTCCTCGGGTATATCAGGGGTAGCAAATCTTCCAAGTGAATCGCGTGGTCGATCTGGTGTTTCCGTGATAGCCGTTTCTTCCGGTTGTGTGAACGGGCTTTCTTCTGTCAATTCAGAAGCATCCCGTGATCCGAAGATTACATCGTCTACAATAGAATCCTCTTGGGGGGTATCTACTGTTCTATTTTCATCCATCGTTTACCTACCTTTCGGACTGCTCTTCCTAGAGCGTGAAGAGGTTGAGCCCTTTTTGGGTTCTTTGGAAGCCTCTCGGACTTCCTTTTGTACTTGCCCTAGTGCGTCATCAAGGCGTTTCTCAAAGATTGTCCCTGCTGCTTTCGCTTTGGTAGAGGTCGAATCTAAATCACCCTTGAATTTTTCAATTTCTGCTTTTTGCTTAGCATGATATACTTCACGCTCACGAGTCTGTAAGTCACCCTGCAGTTTCTTAATAGTCTGTGTCGCAGATTGTAATTGTTGCTGAAGTTGTGCTATAGCATCTGTACGCTGTAGGACACCCTCAATATCGAAGACTTCCGTCTTCTTTAAAACTTCTTGCTTATCTATTATCCCATTCTTATAAGCATCCATGTATAACTCAAGTTGGGCATATCTATTTGTTGGCAATGTAGAGCCTGTCACTACAATAACATCATATTTACCAACACTAATATCATTAATAACTACAAAATCACCCTTATCATCATACATCTTCTTATTAATCATATATTCGCTCATAGCATTATTAGGCTTTAAAAGTCTCACAACTTTCTCTTCTTTATAAAGCTTCTGCATTAATTCTATCGCGACAATAGCAGTGCGCTTAAGTCCATATTCTATATCTGCTAGTTTGCTTTTAATTTTTCTCTGACCAAATTCATCTAAACTTACTGTTGCTTTATATGTATGGGGTGCTACCTGTGAATTACCCATCATCATTTCATACAAGCCGAGTTGATGGTCTATATCTTGTTTTGCAGTGTTCTCATTTTGATATAACTCATTTGGAAGTGGTGCTGGTTGAGCTACGATAGGTTGCCCCATATCAAAGTCAACTTCCATTCCGACACCTGGCTGTGCCCACTTCTGTTCGAATTCGGTCATATCTACTGAGCCTGCTGGGAGCAATACTTTTAAGTTAGTAGACGTTGTAGCATGCGCAATAATAAGGGAGCGTGTCTTATTTATATATTCTTGGACTCCTTTTACCATTCTAACATCACTTACTGGATATGGTGTACGAGTATGCATATTCATAAAGAATACGATGGGATATTCCCCCGTTGGAAGAATACGCTCATACAAAAGCTTATCACCCATTACTACTTCCATTTTGACTCTCTTTGTAGATATTTCAACATGTTGACATTCACCACTTTCAAGTAAATCTGCATGGGTTAATTCTTCTACCTTAGGTGCATCTGGCATGGGTACTTGTTGCCCGGAAACCGTTATTTGTTTCGCCGAAGCTGCTGCTTGTTGATATTGCTGAGTTAATTGAGTAACAATCTGTTTTGCCATCGCTGCGTCAGAAATTAATTGTCCATTTACCCGCCAAGCAGGTTTAGTAGTATATTCGTAAAAATCATTTTCGGTGAGTAAATCTTCCCGATTACTCCACGATTCAAAGATGCGGAACATATTTTCTTGAACTTTATGATATCTTTCATAACCCCGTATATACTCATCACCCTTCCCGAAGGAAACAGTGGTTTTAGTTTCAGTATCTTCCGGGAATATAACTTCATTATCATCTTCTCGATTTGTTACAGGTCTATCAGTATCAAAGTTATCAGTTGACGCATTATTTATCGCTTTCTTATACATCGGGTATAAAGACTTCGCCTGATCTTTCGTAAACAAGCGGGAAACAATAATATTTTCTGCATCACTGCATGATCGCTCACGACTATTAGGGTCTACATATACATTAAGCGGGTCAATATCTTTAAGCATGACCTCACCCTTCCCCATATCTGCTTCGGGGTCTTCATACACTAGCATACAACCCATCCCAGTTACATAATAGTCGTCAACTATATTTCTCAGTATTTGGTCTCCATCTGATATCTGCCATATATATTCTAATAACCCATTAAGAGTCTGAGCTACCTTATTATCGCTATCTTCTCTAGGAGATACTCTAAACCCAGGTTTATTACTCGTAAGCATAGCCTTCGCAGCTTCTACGGCTGGATGAATTCTATTTACAACTATTGCTGCTTGCCCCCGCTCTTCAAGTGTCTGACGCTGTTCCGCCGTCCACTGCTTCCCGAATCTAAATTCCCTATCCTCTTGAGCGTGCGTTGCCCAAACATCTCTTTTTAGCGAATACGTTTTCCAGATTTCGTGAACGTCGTCTACTATTTTTTTAGCCATTATTGTACCATCCAATCAAGAATTCTTCTTTTAGTACTTCTTTTTTTCTTGCCATCCAATGTTTCCAATCTACATGGGACATACTTTTCAAGCGCAGTCCAAATTGCATCAAGAATATCATCATGTTTCCCTTTCGGGTATGACAAAAATTCTTGTTGAGCAGTAATATCCTGTTGCCTGAAGAAAAACTCACCCTTAGCTAACATTGGAACCAAAGAAAGTAATCTCTCTGATTTCCTTGTCCGCGGTTTCACGCCAGCTTCTAGGCCGGGAATATATATATTCTTTTCAAGCATAAGTTTCTTTACGGAACTACGCAATGCTTCCTGATATGCCACAGTTTCAATTTTCATTTTCTTGGGACTATACTTTTCAAAT